TTCAATGGCGATCATACGATCGATGGTGGTGTTTTTTGGGACTGTAGTAGCACGAGACGCGTCACTGATTTGATACCAATCCCCAACGGGGTTGGCTCTGTTAAAAGAATCCAGAGCAAGCTTCATCATCTGATCGAAGCCCAGATATCTCTTCAGTAACGGCAGAGCTCGCGTTGATACACTAATAGGCCACTTAGACTTCGCCTCCAGCGAAGTATCCGAGTAGGATACTCCAATAGAGGTTCCGGTCCCATGTTTACAACATTGGAACCATTCGTCTTCAGTGAACAGCGAGAGGACACTAGCCATAATGGCCCGAGCGCGGATCAAGATATTGACCCTAGGCTCGTACCATGACTGCGGGTATTTCAAGTCAGGAGGAGGTAGGTCTAAACCTAGCTCCGAGAACTGACTCATATGCTCATTAACATTCAAAAACTTTATGAATGCGAGCACCCGCGTGGACTCGTCTCCAGAGTCGGACATATACTTCTTGTCTAACTCTTTCGCCTGCCTATCGCGTAACAGCGATGTAGAGCTCTTCTCTTCTCCGTACTCATGTAGTGGAGATGAGAGGTCTCGTCTAATTGCCTGACAGATCTGTGTTTTGATCGTGTCAGGGCTAAAGATCCTAGCTTTCCTATTCATGGGAATATCTCCTGTTTGGATAGGGTTATAACGGTATGAATGGTTAATCGTCTGAGTTTTTATCCTCAGACCTCACCCGTTTTAGCAACAAGAGCCGCATAAGCAGTTCTTGAGCTAATTGGAGCCATGTCCATCTATTCATGATGGATCGACTCCTTTAGGTGAGTGCTTGACGCTTCACAGCGTCCTCAAAGTCTGCATCACAGCAGATTTGAGCAGCGATTACCCTCAATTCCTCGATTTCAGCATCCGTCGTTTCCACGTCGAATGCGAACTCGATGTTAACCTTGTTAACGGTAACATTTCCGTTATCAAGGGTGAGGGGGCTTTTAAAAACAAAAGCCGTTCGCTGTTGCGTATAACCATTCGGAGCACTTGCCGAGATCTTGGCATCCTTGACTGTACAAACAAGCGACCTACGCGTGCGCGAATCAGTATCCGCGTCCACGTAGAGCGTGTTTGAACTTCCAATGATACCACGACTCGCAAAAGCAAGTGCCGTACCGCCAGTAGGTGCTACAGTAGCACCACTGCTAACGCTAGCGTTGTTTAAGGACATAATTTATGTTCCTGTTGGTT